GGACAAGAGTACTCGGCTGCAGTCCCGGTGTCGTTGTCAGTCGTTGTGTAGGTGTCAGATCCATTGACCCATTCAACGTTAGACGCTTGTGCGTAATTTAAGGGCTGAAGGATACTAGTCCCACCGTCAATAGAGTCGTAAAACTTCTTACGAGCACGTTGAAGAAGAGGATTAGAATCGAAAATATTGTCCACCATTTTAGGAACGAATTTCTTTTCCGTTATGGCGGAGATTTGATCATAGGTTAGTGCCATGACAATGCTCCTTTACGAGACGCCGTATTCTTCAAGGGCCTCGCGAGTCAGATCGTTATAAGATTTGTTTTTTACGTTGGTTGCTGGCCGAACTTGCTTTGTCGGTGCTGGGGTTGAGCCCAGTAGACCGGATTTAAGTTGTGCCTGTTTATTTCGGACCTGGTCTTCTTTGGCCTTTGAAGAATGGAAGTTGATCAGACTGTCGTGATTAAGAAGTTTAAAAGCCTGTTCGAAATTCTTGATTCCGTTTTGAATCCCGAATTCGAGGACTTGAACTTCCATGGTCTTGCCGTGCTCATTGGGAGTCTTCCAATCTAGATCCTTGTATTTCTCTTGGATGGATTGAATTTCACTTCCGAGCTTCTGATCTTCTTGTTCGTACTGGGCCTGAGTCCGTTCGGTTGTAAGTTGTTCCTTAAAGGATTTAAGATCTTGTAATTCTTTTTTGAGAGCTTGAATTTCTGGAATGTTTCCTTGTTGGCTCGCTTGTCCAATCGCCGCAAAGTACTGCTGATTGACGTGTTCTAACCACTGCGGGTTTTCTTTGGCGTACTCATCAAGTTCTGAGTAACGAGTGCGGAGAGGTTCAAATTCTTTTTGGCTCTTTTCAAACGCAGCTTGTTTAGCGTTAAAATCCTGCATTCTCTGCGCGTAGTCGTAGCCTTGGGACGCCCACTGTTTAAAGCGGTCTACAGGAGCTTTGATGGGTTTACCGTTCCAAGTAAATTCCATCTCTTGGACGGTTTGAGGAGCAGCCTGAGCTTGCGCTGTAGGTACTTGAGGCGTTTCTTCAGTCGCATTAATCTCATTACCGGCCTCTACATCCGCTAGTAACTGATCGACATCAATATCTTGTGTTTGTTCTAACCCTTCAGGCATTACATCGGCCTCGCATTAGGGTTACCGCCGGCTTCCATGCTAGACGATCCGCCGGGTGATTCTTTTCCTTCTCCGCCCGATAACTTTTCAGTGAAGGCTTGGAAGGCTTCTACTAGGCTTGCATATTCTTGTGTGGCTTCTGGTCCGGCTTGTTCTACTTCAGACCCAAAGTCTTGAAGTGCGGACATGAGTTTCGCAGCTCCGCCTTCAGCGGGAGCTTGATCATCTGCGCCTTGTGGCGGCATCGGTTGCATCATGACGATTCCTTCGGGTGGATTCGGCTATGCGGCTATAAGTTTATTGTGGGGGCTATAAGTTTGAGGCGGGCTGTAAGTTAACTTCGGCTATTATAACACTAAGACACTATATTCTGTAAAGTCCTCCATCGGTGGAGGAGGTCCTTGTGGTGGTGGACCGCCCGGAGCAGGAGGAGGTGCTGACATCGCAGCTTGTTTTTGCGCCTCTTGCATCTTACGTTCTTGAACTCTGGCGTAAACAGCTTCAGCATTCGGATAGTCCGTGGCCTTAAGTAGTTCAAGAGCATCAAACGCTCCTGATTCAAAGTACTTAAACGCCAAATTAGTTTTGTCTGCCTTAGCAGCAGGTAAACTCGAGCCTGTGTTTACTTTCACATCAAACTTGGTTGCATCCGTCACCGGAAACTCACGCGCTTCCATATTCCACCCACCCTGAGATCCTAGCTCTTGATCCGGATGTGTGTAGTCTCTCACCACGGCTACCTTTTGAGTCGTGCCGTCGCCCATGTCTCTATTATCTACATGGAATTTAAAATATTTCTGAGCGCCTTGGTTATTGGTGATGCGAAAAACCCTTGGGGCATCGTAGAACTGGAACACACGAGCTGCGTACATCTGACCAATTTCTTGCAACGTAGCATCTAAGTTACGAGCCTTTTGACGGACGCGGGTTTTAGCAGCCTCTTGAAGGGAATTAATCGCACTAGCTGCAGTCACACCGTCAGTTGAAGCTCCACGGCTCACGTCGTTATTACCCGACACATCGTCAAACCACGTTTTCATTCGGTCGATCATCTGAAGGACGAATGGCTGTAGCTGAACACCCTCTTCACGCCTCACTTCACTTCCTGCGGACTTCTCAATGACTAGTCCTGGACGTGAGATGAGATTATCAGTGTCGATTCCAGAGGTATCGTCCACAACCCAAACTGGATTCCCCATCAAGGTTAGGACATCGAGTGAGAACGAAACTAGTTTATTGAATATTTTCTGAGGACTTTCGAGCTGATCGACCTCGCCCATCCCAAAGTATTCACGCGGGAGGATGTAGCAGGTAGATTTTGCATACGGGAATTTCTTATCGTCAAAAGGTATGGGTCCATCAGAAAGTAAAACGCCGCTTGCCAGACAGACTTTACGCCCTTTGGGGTACTTAAGCTTTTGGGTATAAGTGGTCTTAATTTCTTCTCCAACCTGCTCTTCTTTTTTGTCTTCTTCATAGTCGTCGTCTAAAGAGTACTGAGTGATATAGAGCGCCTGGTCCCGGTGATTGGATCCAACCGAATCATTCGTATCGATCATCGGACCAAGGTCAGTGTTATTGGTGCGGTAACGTTCAGACCCAAGGTCGGCTTTCTCTTGAGCCATGAGGTCGGTCAGATCGGCTTTGATAAACTCAGCCTTGTCTTGATATTTCTTCTTAAGCAGCTCAACATCCATCGGGCATGCTTCGATGTGGAAGCGCGACTTCTTATTGACGTCGGTCGCATTAGGATCTGGGAATTGATAGAACGGGTCTTTACTCTCAAACGTGATCGCTCCTGCTCCAAGGTCTGCATCGGGATCAAAGCCGATCTCACTGTATCCAATGCCGTAGAGCCGGTTGTCGTAAACCGAGGCGGTCAGTTCCATCAGCCAGTTGTTTCTCTCCCAATCACTGTCCGCTATTTCTGTTAAGATCTGTGCGAGTTCAAAATCACCAGGCTCACGCGGGATGTATTCAATCTTTGGCCTAGAATCCATCTGTGTAGCAACGTCACTTTGGATCATCTGGAATATCATGTTGATCACTTCAGAATGCCGGTAACTTGGGCGCTGATCTTTCCACTGCTTACCGCGAAACTGTTTATAGAAATTAGGCCAGTCTTTATCGTAAAGCCTTCGGTGTTTACGGGCCTTGGCTAAGCGGCCTTCAACCATCTTAATGGTTTTTTTCTCTTCGTCTGTCGGCTGATAGTCTGTTTCTTTTTCTGGTTCTTGAGGTACGCCTTCATGCTCCATTAAAAGATCACTCATGCGTCTTCCCACCTTTTCTTAAGTTTCTCAGCCCTGCCCTTGTCGTAGAAATCCACCATCTTGTCTGGCGTCTTAAAGTCGTTACCGACTTCAACCACGCCCTTTTGCTTCATGATCTCGTTCTTGTGGTGTTGGTTGCGAACCACGCAGCCGAGCCCTGGATTAAACTCAGCGTGTGTAACTTTGGCTTTTGAGATGTGAAGTATGGATGGGACGAATTGGCGAATGCCGGGCGATTCACAGTCAGGACAGAACTCGTTTACGTCCATGTCCCTGTAAGACTTGATGACTTCAAATAGCCTGTCGCACTTGATGCAACGATATTCGTATGTGATGGGATCACCTAAATTGCAGCGGCTATAAATTTAGATGAGGGCTATAAGTTAGGACTACTTTGACACAGGACAAATGGATTGTAACATGGAAAAAATCAGTCACCAATTCTCAGACTGAATATTGCCGGAATGCCGCTTCTTTAGGCGCCGGATCTCCTCATCGGTACTCACGATTTTCTTCTGCTCACCGGGTACCTTAAGGGTCAGTGTGGTTTTAGCCCTATATTCCATAATACTTATGTAACGCGCGGCGTCCATTGTGTGATTATTCTGATCAACTGGCACAAGTTCCTTTGAATTCTGATCGGGCTTTAAATCCTTTTCCTCGGGATAGTGATAGGTCTCGCGCTCATCACTCGAATGCGGGCATGCTCCGATGAACTCTTTATATTTCCTAGTCTTAATTAGCTCATAGTGTAGATCAATGCCACGCCTGATGTCATTGTCAGCTCCCAAGGCAGGTAAGCCTGCGCGGTTCAGTTCTTCTATGTACCCAGGCTGAGACGGATCACACCAAAACCTGCTGATACCGAATGTAGACATCTTAGACTTTAAAGTCTGAACGATATCGGTGATGGTCAGTTTTGTTTTCACGAATTCAGATATCCCGTAGTGCCGACCGTCAGGAGTGATTGCGCGGATGAGAAGCACGAATGGATCTGGATGATAACCCCAGTCGATGCCGCCGACGTACTTTGTGCCTGGAGGGAATTGAAACGCTTGGGTTAAATTCTCGGCATCATCCCAGCAGTCATAGACTAGACCTTCCATGCGTCCGAAAGTCCCGCCGTAGATCATGTTAAAACGCCTTGGGTCCATTCGCCCGCGCTCTTTGTCTCGTTCAATGGGATCATGTAAACGGTGGTAAGGATTTTCCCAACTCGCAGCTTGAATCAGTTTAACGTCTTCAAGCTTTCCAGCGAGCTTTGGTTTTAGGACGTCTTTATAGACCCAGTTGAGTGAATAGGGAGATGTGGTGTTAAGTCCTCTCGCACCTTTACTCGCAGCTCTTGCACGAATGTTTTCCCTGAAATAAAGTCGGCATTTACCGGCTTCGTCTAGCCAATAGGCCCTAACATTTGGAATACCCACAATCGAATCAGGATCAGTTTCAGTACGGCAATAGACTGTGCCGCCAGTGCGTAGCTTGAATTCTCCTGCTGTTCCACTCCAAG